TTCTAAAATAGGTTTTGTATTTATAGTTTCTCCAGATGACGAGAAAACTATAGAAATGTTAATTAAATACAGAAATGCAAGACCAGACATTGCTGAATTTGTTATTGATATAAAATCAGACATACCTCATTTTTCTCATGAAGAAGGTTCTAGGACTTGGAGCATGGCGCGTTACGAGAACATGGTATCTCTGCGTAATTCTATGTTAAAAAAAGTAAGAGAGATTAATCCAAAATATTTCTTTAGCTTAGATTCAGATATCTTATTAACTAATCAAAACACAATTCAGTTATTAATATCTCATATACAATCAGGGGCAGACGCAGTTAGTCCTTTAATGTTTATGACTCCAACTGGAATGCTGTATCCAAGCGTAATGAATTGGAGGAACAAACCAGGCGAACAAGCCTACAGGCAAGAATTATACCCTCTTGGGGAATACTTTAAAGCCGATGTGATTATGGCAGCAAAGATGATGTCTAGGGATGTTTATCAAAATGTCGATTACTGTCTTCACTCTCAAGGTGAAGATTTAGGTTGGTCTGGAAATGCTGGTAAACTGGGTTATCAATTATACTTAGCTTCGTATATCTACGCTCCTCATATCATGCATAAACAGATGTTAGATCATTTTTTGGCAAATGGAGATTCTAGAGGAAATTTTTTTGCAACAGCATAAAAGTATGATATCTTTATATAAGATTGTTTAATCTTATAAAACCCAATTTACTATAAATAACAGATTAAAATAAATGGAGTAATACAATGGCATTTGATTTCGTTGAAAATTTTACACTCCAACTTCCTGACCTTTCAGGATTGGAAAATGATTTTTCCGAATCGTTTAGTAAGAACCACGGTCTTATTATCGAGGTAGCCGCTATACATGAGCGGACTTACGGCCAATTACAATAACTACTCTGCAATCGAATTAGAGAAGGCTCTTCAATCTTGGGTTGAACCGTATCCAAAGCCTATTATTTTAAATCACGATTTAAACTCAGAACCAATTGGTAGAGTTATTGCAGCTAAGATGGATAAAGAAGTAGATGGCGCTCCATACGTGAGATTGCAAGTTGCCATAACCGATCCATTGGCAGCTCAAAAGATTTCAGACAAGAGATACCTTACTGGATCTGTTGGCGGAAGAGCTGGAAAAGCAGTATGTTCAATTTCTGGCGAAGACCTTGCAGCTGAATCAACTGATGGCAGACCAAAACCAGTTAAATATAAGCGCGGTCAAGTATATAAGGGCAAGTTGGCTTTTGTTGACATGCAAGATATATCATTTAAAGAATACTCGTTTGTTAATCAACCAGCAGACCAAAGATCAAGTGTGAGAGCATCTAAGTCAATCGATGGTGCAGCACCAATAACAGACTCTGATAATTGGACAGCAAAGAGTACAGCTTTTATTTTACATATGGATAAAGAAGATATTGTTTCCGTAGAAGAAAATGAATCTATATTAAAAAATATGAAGAAGAAAGAGTCAAGACCTCTTTATCTTCATCTTAAGGGAGCTTTCTTGACAGCTTTGGCTTTTCAGGAGAGCGAAACTGCTAACGCAGATAATAGTCCATTACTATCAGAAAAGACTATTGATAATGAGGAGAATCTTAAAATGGATCAAACCACAAACAATGATGACATTTTGGCAGCTGTAGAAAATCTAAGCCAAGATCTCTCAGCAATTAACGCTGCGCCAGTCGCAGAAGAAACACAAGTCGAAGAGTCGGTTGTTGTCGAAGAGTCAGCCCCTGCTGAAGAATCAGTTGTTGTTGAAGAAGCTGTTAATACAGAAGTTGCTAGCGCACTTCAAAACGTATTAGATCACACAGTAGTATTCTACTACTCAGCACACAGAGCACATTGGAATGTTGAGGGTGAAGACTTTGCTCAATATCATGAATTGTTCTCAAATATCTATGAAGATGCATCTGGCGCAATTGATCCAATTGCAGAAAACATTAGAAAAGTTCAAGGCACACCAACTAGCTTGACTTCGTCAATTATGAATGCGTCATTTAAAGATGATGCAACATCAAAAGATGCAATGGTATTGGCAGCTGATCTTCTTTCGAAGAACGACGTGCTTAACCAAGCAATCTTGTCAGCTTTCACTACAGCTAACGCATCTAACGAACAAGGAATTGCAAACTTCCTTGCAGAACGTGACGACATGCACAAGAAGTGGGCATGGCAGTTAAGAGCCTCGCTTAACATGGAAAATGACATGGAAGCAAAAGAATCGTGGAACATAACCACAAACGGATCTGAAGCAATTGCAGAAGCAACAGAAGAACCAACTGAAGAAGTGGTTGATTCTGTTAACCCTGAAGTTGCGCCAGAAGCAGGAGAGCAAGAAGAGCCAAAGGCAGAGCTCACAGAAGAACCAAAAGCTGCTGAGCAAGACGTCAATGACGATAAACTTCAAGTTCTCCAAGAAGAAAATGCAAAGCTTAGAGAAGCACTACATCGCACTTTGGTTGAAAGAGTAGTTGATACAAAAATTTCATTAGGCGTAGAAGCAGTTGAAGAAAGAGAACAATTGATCAATGATCATGTAACTCGTTCAGCTGGTTCTTTGGCCGATTCACTTAGAGACTTGGCAAAAATGCCAGTTGCTAAAAAGTCAGCTCAAAAACTTAATGAAACAGCAATCGTAGAAAATGATATTGTTTTTGAAAAAGAAGACAATGTTGTTGTCGAAGATGAGGAAGTAACAACTGCACCTAAGGCAAAAGTAAATACAGTTGAAGAACTGTTCGTTGATGCCTTCATGGGCCGCCGCAAACTTTAAAACAAACAATATAAACTAAGGAGATAATAAAATGTCATTAGCAAAATTTCGTAAAGTAGGTACCAAAACGGGTGCTGGTCGTTTCGTTGTTTCGGAAGGTATTGCACCATCCGCTTACATCTTGCCATCAGTTGCCCTTCCAACTTGGTACCTTGATTCAGAAGACAATCGCTTTGAAATCGTTATTCCAAAGGGAACTATCCTTTCGGTAGTAACAGATGCAAATGGTGATTCACGTTTCGTTCCGGCTAACGGAACTGGTTCAGCAGTAACTTGGGGTGACACAATTTCAGGTTGGGACCCACTAACTGGCGCAACACCTAACTCTTCACGTTCAGGCGATACTCAAGTAGTTCCAGCCTATTCGGTTCCAGTTGGATGTGCACAGTACGATCTCTATCGTCCATTCGATAAGGGTACATCGCAAGGTGCTGGCTTTATCGTTAGAGGATATGTAGAGTACCCAATGGTAACTGCAGTTAACGCAGACTTGGTTGCTGGAGATCTCGTTCGTGCAGACGAAATGGGCCGTCCAGTTAAGCTTGCAGCAGCATCAAACTCTGCAGGAGCTTCGCACACCCCATGGTTGCAAGTTGGTAAGGTTATCGAAGTAGAGAAGTTTGCTACAAACTTCGACGATGGTCTCCTCTCCTACATGCTCTTGCCATCGGATCCAGGTGCGCTCAAGACAGTTTATGAGCTCACAAAATCAGGCACATACTCAGGTAAACTTGGTATCCGTGCAAACCTAGATGTTACGAATGTTGTTGGCGCATTCCGCGTGAACTTAACACTCTAATAAAAAAAGAAACAATAAAAGAAAACAATAAACAGGAGGATATATCCTAAGATGAGTAAGACAATCCAAGAACTCCTCTCGGGTCTCCCAGCTTGGGAAGCCGCATTTGCTGAGGATGGTTACATCGACACAGACAACAGAGTTACAATCAAGGAAGCATTCGGTTCGTCAGACGCAGCCGCTTTGTTCCCTAAGGTTATCTCTCGTACTCTGCGCGAAGCAGCCGAACCACAGCTTTTGGTAACTCCGCTTCTTTCTACAGTACGCCTTGGTAAGGGTCGTTCTTTGGAATTTCCAGCGGTAAACGCAATTCAAGCTGCTGAGATCCCAGAAGGACAAGAGTACCCAGAACAAGCTCTCGCATTTGCTAAGCAGATCGAGGGTAAGGTGTCAAAGAAGGGCGTTAAGCTGGCTTTCACAGAGGAAGTTATTGCCGATTCTCTTTGGGACATCGTAGGCCTCCATGTGCGTGCCGCTGGCCGTGCAATGGCACGTTTGAAGGAGCAAATTGCTCTGAGTCGTTTTAAGGACGCAGCTACAATTGTGTACGACAACGACAATACAGGAAGCTATGACAGAACAATCGGCCGTGGCATCGATGGTGAATTTAATGACACCCTCGCATGGGACGACGTTGTAGACATGGCAGCTGTGTTAATGGCCGAAAATCATATACCAACAGACTTCATTCTTCACCCACTGATGTGGTCGGTGTTCCTCAAGGACTCCATCTTCCACATGGGTGGCGCTGCATCAGCTGTTAATACCAGCTGGGGCTACCGCCCACAGTCGAAGGATGGTGCTCTTAACGCGACAGCTCCTATGGGCTTGAACGTATTGGTATCACCATTCGTAAGCTTTACAGCTAAGAGTGGAGCAACACCAGCTAAGTCGGACGTGTTCTTGATCGACCGTAATGAGGTCGGAACTCTTCTGGTTAAGGATGACATGAGTACAGATCAGTTTGATGATCCATCACGTGACATTCGTTCCATGAAGATGAAAGAGCGCTATGACATCATCATGCTGGGTGACGGTGAAGGTATCACTGTTGCTAAGAACATCAGACTTGCCCGTAACTACGAGGTTGGCGTTATCAACCAGGTAACTCTGTAATAAAACCTTAGGACTGTTATAGTTACGACACAGTCTTAGAAAGTAGGGGGCAGCGAAAGCTGCCCCTTATTTTTTTGTACAAACCTTGTTACTAGATAAGTAGAAGATTTTCTGAGGAGAGATGTAGTGGCACTTAACCTTTTAGACTATGCCTCAGTTGGTGTAGATAAAGTAAAAATTAAATTTGGTAGAACAATAAAGGTTAGTTCTATTACAAATGATAAATTCATCGTACAGACTACAGATGCCACTCCGACTGCAGTATCAGGCCCATTTAAAACAATAAATACTCTATCTGATTATAATAGCATCTCAAGAACTCTTACACTATATTGGGATAAAGTATTAACCTCTGGCCAAGAATATTACATAAGAGTAGTAGGTCTTCTCGACGCAGCAAATGAAGTAGTAACAGAAGAATATATTAAATTTGTAAAAGTTGATGCAGCAACACCATCAGGTTTTTCTACTTCAATAGTTCCCGTGATAGAAGAAATTTTAGTTGAAGATAATTCAATAATAAGCGAAGCTTATACTTCCTATCAAATAATAGCCAAAAATCCTGAATTTTATATTGATTCAGTTGAACCTAAAAACGGTTCATTTTATATATTAAACAATAATGAAGATGGAAGGGTGACAATAGTCTTCAATGCTCGTCCAGCCACTAACTTTTTGTCTAATAAATATTTTAAAGCACAAAGGAAAAAAATTAAAAAAGCTCCTGGTCGTTGGGAAAATCTAGAAACAGTAGTACAAATGCACTCATGGAAACCAGAAGTTTACGTTGACTTTCCGTCATTAGATGCTACACCATCTTACTTTACTGAAGGTAAAGATTATTTTGAAAAAGGCTATAAGTATAAAATAATTGTTTCAAAAGATGTAGGCGTTTAGTATGGCTAATTTTATTTATGGAAAAGCAAAAGAAGCTTTTTTTAAAGGTGAAATTAATATAGAGTC